CCTGTTGTATTTCTTGTTGGTGTGTCTATGTGAAGAATATCGTTGCCACCGATAAACAAAATCTTTTCTATTGGAAACCCTTTGGCTTTATTTAGAATGCCTTGTACTCCGTCTTTTACTCGTTTAACGGCTATTTGATTGTTATATTCTTCTCCTGTTTCAAATGAATCTGCAAGTTTTCCTATATGAATGTCTGCTGGATCAATCACAAGTAAATACTCTTTGTTCTTTTCTTGGCGTACTAACTTTGGAAACTTTGGTGCAAACTCTTTTAAATCTTCTACAAGTTTTTTGCTTAATTCTTCAAGCTTGTTTTCTGCTTCGTCTTTATGTAATGGATTCTTAAAAAATAAACTTGCTTGTTTAGTTTTAAGCCAACCGTGTTTAACGCTTTCAACGTCTACACCAGCTTCTTGTGAAGCTTCTTTTAAACCCCTGTATCTAAATAGTATTTCTGCTTCGTCTGGCGTTAGTCTATACCTCTTATTTGTCATAAGTATTTATTTACCAACCTCGTTCCGAACCAACCCAATAAGACAACACAAGCAACAAAAATTAACATACCCCAATAGTTAGGTTTCTTGTTTATTTTCGCATCGGCTTTAGCTTTGTGTACTTCTACTCTTGTGATCATTTTTAAAGTGTCACGTTTTAGCTTGTATTCTATTCGTGTTTCTAAACGTGTTTGTGGCACATAAACATTCTTATACATCACTACCGTATCTTTAGAACTAAAAAACTTTTCGTATACAATTGTGTCGTGTTTTATTACAGGCACAGAATCTATTGTGCTAATTCTTATCGTGTCGCTTGTTTGCGTGACTTGTAAGCCCTTTTTAAGTGCTTTGTTATAGTAATACTTCGCAGAGCAAGAAAAAAGCGTTAAAACGCAAATTAAATATATTACTTTCATTGTTCAATTTCCTTTATCATTTCAAAATGTATTTTAGCTATCCTATCTCTGCCGTCTTCACTCATTAAAAGTTTACATTCTTTTTCATTTGTCATAAAGAAATTCTCACTTAATATAGCTGGCATCGCAGTATGTTTGAGAACGTAGAAATTGGCTTCTTTATCTGGGTCACCGTCTTTTGTATCTCTACGCATCTTATGAGTAGGAAATTCGGCTTGTGCTTTTTCAAATAAAACAGTAGCTATCTCATCGCTTTTCGTTTCGCCTTTGCTTGTGTATACCTCCCAACCGTTTGCACTTTCTTCAGTAAAGCCGTTAGCGTGTATAGAAACATATATGCAAGGTTTGTTCGTGTTTCTGTAAATTTCATTCGCCTTTGCAGTTCTTTTAGGCAAACTAATATCAAGGTTAGTATCTACTAAATTAACGTAGTCAATGTTTGCATCTTGGCAAAGCTTTACTAACCTGTCTACAATGCTTCGATTAAATTCGCCTTCAAATAGTTGTGATCCATTACTCCAAATAGGAGAACGCTTACCAGCAGTTTGATAAATACCATCAATAATGCCACCGTGTCCGTTGTCAAATATCCATAAAAATTTAGATGTGTTTTTGATAGGTTGCCTACAAGTCTTACAAATCTCCATTTTTTTTCACGTTTTTAAAATCTTGTGTAACTTCTTTTGCTCGTGCAAATAAGTTTTTAAGTGAAGCCCACAAGTCGATTCCTTTCACGGCTTTGTAGTTTTCGTTGATGCTTATAACTTCTACGGAAACAAGAACCAAAGCAAGTATTTTAGTAGTAAGCAACTCCACACTAAAGAACGTCATTACAATATCGTTCAATAGATAAAAGTCCATTAAATAAAATAGCATTACGGTTGCTTCGTACAATAAGATCTTGGAAATAATTGCCGATAGCCTTCGGCTTGTTACTGCCGTGTTCGTTTTTTTGGCTTTCCAAATTCCTGTAATCGTATCGAACAAAATACAAAAAAAGATTAAAATTAATATGCCATAAATAGGCATAAAGAAGCTGCTTACAATAGCTAATAGTTCCATTGAATATAGTTTAGTTTTAGTAATTAGCAAAAGTAACTGTTCTTTCATTGTTCAAGTTGTTCTACAAGCATATAAGTTAGGTAAATTAACATAAAACTACCAAGTGCCTGTAAGTGTAATTGTGTATTAAATAGCAAAGTGCAAGTTGCAAAATATCCAGTAAGAAAATATAATATGGCAAGTACGTTAGTATGCTTCATTATAATTCGGGTATTTCGCCTGTAATTTCTTCGGTTTGATCTTCGTTTTCTTTTTCAAATGGCTCACTCCAAGCATCCGTAGACATCAACACAAGTGCTTCAGAATGCGTTAAAGTTTCTACTGGAACAACAGTACCATCAGTTATAAAACTTGGTGTTGTATTCCACTTAATCACAAACTGCGTTTCGTCTAAAGATTTTCTTATCGTGTTTGCACTTGTTTCGCCTACTTGTGAAAAGTCAATATTTGGCAAATCTGCAATGTTAATTATTGCGTATGTTTCTGCTGCTTTTTTCATTTTATATTTTATTAAGTAGGCACATCACTTGAGAATGCCGTAAAGTTAGTCATTGTTCCGTTTATACTTCCTTTGTTGTCAGTTAGAGTTGGCGAAGTATCTCCATCGCCACAACGCCACCAATTCGTTAGACTTGAGTAGCTTGACAGTGAGGCTGGAGTACCACTATTATATATGTCAGTTACATCACTCGCAGAAAGTTCAGCATCAAAAATGCCCACCTCGTCAATGTTTCCATTAAACGGTAGGTTTCCATTATTCCTGGATCCTATGTTAAAAGGTCTATCCGGGAAATAATTTATGTCTGCACCAAGAGTTCCACTTCGTGTTCCTGATTGATTAACTCCATCTACATAAAGTTTTAATCCTGTATTCGCACCACTACCGTCATAAGTCATTACAACGTGATACCATTGATTTAAGTTAAAAGTATTTGTTGATAGAAACATTACCTCGTGAGAGGAGTTTTTTCTTAACCTACAATTCAATGTATTTTTGCTACCACTTATATTTGTCCACATCACCCAACCGAAGTAATCCCCTCCGTTATCTCCTTTGCCCATATACATTGATATCTCGGCTTGGTGCATCTTAATCCAGCAGCTTACACTAAATGGCGTAGTTCTATTAAAAGCAAGGTTTCCTGTTCCCATAGTTACATAATCATCCACTCCGTCAAGGTCTATTGATTTTAGATTTTCATAAGGTGTTGATGCCGATGCTAAAGTTGTATCGCCACTTGCGCTTGTATCATATATTTTACCCCAATTGTTTGTAGCCGTAGTTTTACCTTTACCCCAATCAATTGTGTTGTTTACTGCACCTTGTCCCCATCCGTTCGTTACGCTCATATCAATTTTTTTATGTTGTTATTGATCCAAATAAATACCATTCGTCCGTTGCTACTTTTAATAATGTAGCTTGTGCATATTGTGCCGATATTTTACTTGCACCACCAGCTGCTCTTAAAGTTACACCACTTCCAGCTACTATTTGTGATTGCCCACTATTGCTTTGAGTAATTTCAATTCGTGTTCCTGTTGGAAAAGCCACAGAACTATTCGGTGGTATTGTAGTTACGTTAGCACTACCATTGTCTAATTTTAAGAACTTGTTTGCATCGGCTAACGCCAAAGTGTTTGGAAAACTTGAAACGGCTCTTGTAGTCGTTAATTTAACTCCATCAATTATTTCGCTTCCTGTGATGTGCTTACTATTGAAAGAACCACCACCAACTTCTGCAATTGCAAGTCTATCTGTTGTTGCTAAATTAGCACCCTTTGCCGTTAGCGCACTTATCTTTATGTCTGCCATCTTCTATTTTGTTTAAAAACTTTTGTAAACGAATTATGTTTCGTTTTTTTATAGTATACTTTCTTTTCTTCATATGCACCAACCTGTAAAGTTTGTATCATTGTTAGGAAACATATCCTCGCCCTCATTGGCGTTATATTCTGGAAATAATGCACTATTATTACAGATATAATCAACGAATCTTTCTTTGTAGTGCATAGCCGTTTGTCGTTGTTTCTCGATCATAAAATCTACTTCGTCTTTACTTACCGTTTCGCTATTCTCTGCTCCGTGTTTATATACGCCTTTATTTGCCACCGTATAAGCTGCGTAAGGCAAGTATTCCACCATTGCGAAGTGAATCAAGCACGGCTTAATATAAGTCGTTAGAAGCGATAAATACGGATTAGCTAAACTACCAGCAATTATGTCTGCTTGTATCTTTTCAAGTAGCTTTGTGCCAAGCATAGATTGAATGTGAATATCTTGTGCGATCAAAACAAACTGTATGAATTTATCTACGTCTACGTTTCCGTTTACGTTTGTGTATCTTACTACATCATCTCTTGTTATTAATAGTGCCGTTGCCATATCTTATTTCTCCCAATATTTTCTTGTTGCTGGATTAT